GTTTCCCAGTCACGATCTGTCCGAGATGCTTTACCGGATAGATCGTCTTCAACAGTTAAAGTTAGTGGTTCCCAAGTGTACTTGCCAGCAACGTATGCGCGCTGAGTGTAACGATCAAGTTGAACTTCATCGAATGTAATACTTGGACGCGTTAGCGTAACTGCTTGCAATGATAGATCCTGAGAAGAAACGTCAGTACCTATATCTGCAAAAGTCACACGCCAGCGGTGTTTGAGTTTCGGTTGTAGAATACCAGATCCTACTCCTGGAATGCCGTAATCATTGATAGTAGCCATGATTTATTAAATCCTTTCGTTATTGATGCTAGTATTTATTGGTAGTGTTATTAATTCCAATAAAAAAGCCCGCACAAGGCGGGCTTTTCGTCTCAATAACGCTGATATTAGATATCAGTGCCGGTGTTAACCACGCGAATTGGGATGAATAGGAATTCAGCCGCTTTCGTTGGCTTCAGGGCTACGTCGATGTACATTTCATTACGATCAATACGATCAGGCGTGTTATTTGACTCGTCACACACGGTAGCGAAATCAAACAGACCACGACGGATCATAATATCACCCAAGAAACCATCAACTACAGCTTTCAAGCTATCGCGAGTTAGCTGATCGTTAGGTTCAAAGATGAACGGTAATGTGTTCTTACGTAACTGACGACGTACGTGCATTAACATACGCTCAACGTTAATACGGTCACGAGCACTTGCAGCTGGTGCTGAAGTTTTCTGACCCCAAACAATAATCCCTCGACCAGGGAAGTTAACGATTGGGTTAACGTTAGTTGTATATTTGTACAAGTTATCGCGTTGACCTTGGTTAATGAACACTTGATTAAATGTAGTAGCGGCTCCTAGAGTACCACTAATGTAACCAATCTGTGAGATGCCAGATACAGTACCACGACGGATACCAGCTGGTGCAAACCAAACGTCAGATGCGTTATCACTTAACGTGATAGTGCGCAATGCAATACCAGATGCTGCACAAACAACTTCTTTACCATCCAAGTTACTAGCAAGACCAGCTGGGTAGTAATAAGCAACGTTTGTACCACGAATGCGAGGCCAAGGAGCAATGGAACCATCTGCCCAAGTAACAACGTCTTCTGGATTCATAGTCATTGGAGTATCTGCAATAACCATCGCTTCTTCTTTCAATTCAACAGAAAGAGCTTGCATTTCATCAACAACTTCTGGGAAACCAGGAGCAACGATTAGATTATATTCAATAGTCTCAGCACGAATGTCTTGGTTACTGTTAATCGCAGCCTGAAGAGCCGTAACAATAGCAGCACGACGATCCGCGTCAGTGTTACCAAGGCTAGTTTCGTTCAAGAATTCCATTGTGAACTGATATCCGTTACCAGCATTAACTACTAAGTCTCGAGCTTCAGTTGCAGTCCATTCGGTGTTAACAACAGAACCAGACATCATAGTGATCCAGTCATCCATCATGCCTTCAAGACCAACAAATGTTGCAGTAGCCGGTTGATCATAACCATTGCCGAATACATCTAAAGGAGCGCTATCCAGGTCAGCAATGAAGTTAGTACGGCTTGCAGAGAATGTTGATTCTTCCCACAATGTATTAACACCAGATGTTACTGTGCCAAAACGATCATCAAGAGCCGCGATTGCTAATGGTAGCAATTCAGCTTTTGATACAGTGGACTTATATGCTGGAGTTGCTGTTTCGATGCTATCGAAATCAGGAAGGGCTGCGAACAGACCGCCATCAACAATGCTAACACCAGAACCAGATACGTTTTGAACGATTTGGATATTACCACCAACAATAGAAGCAACACCATTTGTAATATCAGCATTCAACTGAGTGATCAGATCGCCGTAAGTAGCAATAGAATCTTCAAGAATAGAGATATTGTTAACAACACCGTTAATTGTTACAGTAGCTGTACGAGCAGTTGAAGCTGCACCAGCAGTTGGTACTGGTAGAGAAACAAAGTTCGTTAAAGCAGAGAACAACGGAGTTGAACCAGCAGCGATCGCAACAGTAGAAGTGACACCCGTGGACGCAGAAGTAATACGTAGATTGCCGTCAACGATAGCAGCATTACCAGCAGCACCAATTGCAGTGTTAATTCCTGCAATCAAATCTGTATAAGTCTGAACTGTGCTACCAGTTAACGCTAGAGCGATTGGAGCACCACCATCAATAGTGATTTCATCATTATATACAGTTGCATCATTTAAAAGACCAGTTGCGTCTGTGCCAACGATAGTACCAGTAATATCAACCTCAGCCCAACCAGAAGTCGGTACAACAGGAATATTAGTAGCTGTAGCAGCAGTCACAGCACCGCCAACATTAACTACCTGTGCAGCAAGGCTAGCAGGTACTAAGTTATTAGCAGTATTAAATGCATTAATGAAGTCAGTTACGTCTAATGCTAATTGATCAGCAGCACCTAGAGGATTGGTAGTCTGGGAAATAGCAGCCTGCCATAGATCCAAAACACTGTTGCGATCATCGTTAAGGTTTACATTTGCACGTAGAGCGTATGCGCGGTTGCCCACACCCAAGAACTGATTCATTGCAAACAAACCGTATTCATTTCGAGCATCACCGTGGAACGCATTACCGTTAGTATCTTCCTTAAACACTGGAACACCATACGTGCGAACACTTTGAGCTAGAGATGTGATAGTACGAACACGAGAGTGTTCAAATGTACCCAACGCGTCGTCCGTACCATTAGGTTGTAATTTTTCAGAAGCTGTTGCTAAGAAAAACAACGGTACAGTACTAGCTGCTGCTGGGATAAAGAAGGAGTCATCTGTAACCGTTACAGATACACCAGGTGATACTAATGCCATGTCTTATACTCCATTTTGTAAGTCATTTTTTTAATAGTGCAAGTATTTATGTGGGTTGACAAAAGTATCAAAAAAACGTATAAATAAGAGTCATCGATAATAATAACTAACACAAGGTCTTTACATGTCATTAATTGACGAACTAATATCAGTTAATGTGTTCACTTCTAGCGGACAGATTAACAAACAAGCTAATAGATTATTAACACAGAAATTTCCAGAGTTATTGGATAAAGTTATAACATCTACTAATTTCCTTACAGTAGAAGGCGTGGACACTCGTGTGAGATTGTTTTGCATCCAAAATGGGATATTAACTCAACCCGTTTGCGAACATTGCGGTGATCCCACATCATTCAATCGCGCCAAACGCAAATTTAACACGTTTTGTCCGAATACTAAATCACCATGTGCGATGAGCTCTCAGCGAATACGGGAGCAAATAGATAAAACAAACTTAACACGGTACGGCACGACTAATCCCACCGAACATGTAGATATTCGAGAGCGTATTCGTTCTACATGTGTTGAGCGGTACGGTGGGAACGCTCCGGCTAGTGATAGTATGATCGTTGATAAAATTGCAGAAACTAAACGCAAAAAACAAGAAAACGATCCAACATACACCGCCCGCACTGTCAGTAAACGAAAAACAACAATGTTAGAACGATACGATCGTGAAACGAGTGGAGCGTTAACGATGAACGATTCAGCTCACGCATTAATTCACGATAAACAAGCACTTATCGACGCTCTAAAGGATTTCTCTAAAACGGAAATAGCTGAATTGTATGGACTAGGATTTACAACACTACACAATGCTTGTAAGAAATACGGTATAGATTACACTCCAAAGGCATCACCTCGTTCTACTGCAGAAACTGAATTGGTCAACTACATCAAATCGATTACAAATTCGGAGATCATACTTAATAGTAAATCGATCATACCACCATATGAATTGGATATCGTCATCCCAGAGTTAAACGTTGCTATTGAATATAATGGCATTTTTTGGCATTCTGAACTATCAGGACGACCGAAATATTACCATATTAATAAAACACAACGTTGTAATGAGATCGGTTTGCAACTAATTCACATCTGGAGTCGAGAATGGGAACAAAACCCACGACTTGTAAAATCTCGAATAGCTCATGCATTAAATGTTGATACCAATCAACGCGTGTTTGCAAGAAAGTGTCAGATTGATGAAATACCCCGAGACGTTGCTCGTGACTTTTGTGAACGAAATCACACTCAAGGGCACGTCAACGCTGCTGTATATTATGGGTTATTCCATAACGACGTGCTATATGCCGTGATGACGTTTGGAACGGCTCGATATACTACAAAATACGATTATGAATTGTTGCGGTATTGTAGTGAGGTTGGTACTAATGTGGTAGGGGGCGCTAGTAAATTATTTAAACATTTCGTTAAAATGTACACACCTAATGCAATTGTGAGCTATTGCGATCTTCGTTGGGGCAGCGGAACGATGTATGAACGTATTGGATTTGAACGGGTAAGCACATCACGTCCTAATTACCACTATTTCATTCGGAATGGAACGACTAATAACTTATTCTCCAGAATTGCGTTTCAGAAACATAAACTTAAAGATAAGTTGGAAACATTCGATTCAAATTTAACCGAATGGGAAAATATGAAAGCTAACGGGTTCGATCGAATTTGGGATTGCGGTAATGCTGTGTTTAAGTGGCAATCGATTGCCACTTAAACAATCTACGAGTACTTGAAGAGGTATAAATATGAAACGTTGACTTCTGCACCGCCTGTTATTGACTCCACATCATCAACGTTTTATGATTCTTCAACGCCAGCAGTTATACCTGATCCTGATGCGATATTAATGTATTCATCGTCACTCGCTTCAAAGATGCTCTGGATAAAGTCTTCTGTTGATCCACCATCGATTGTTAATCGTGCAAAAATATCTTTTACGAATTCCTTTTTAAGCTCAGTAGGAGCAGCGATGTAAATTGGAATCTTAAACGATAACGTAGATACGATCACTCGACGTTCTGTACCCATCGGATAATTTTCATCAAAATTAATACCAGTCAGTTCAACTTCAGAAATCTTTGTCCAATCAAAAACGTCATCGGTGATCTGAATCTGCAGGGTAGGATCAAAGAACATCAAAATCTGCTCTAACACCTGATAATGCTGGTCAAGATTAGATGTGTAAATCGATAGATCTAACGTCGCATCGTACGGGATAGGCATCAATTGACGAGCAACTTCAGCACCGTCCGGCAATAGTGCGCCGCGAGGTAAGAACGTCTCACGACGTACAATTCCTATTCCTTTACGACTACTAGGAGCTAAGTTAACAGCAGACATATTTGCCGCCATCGTCGGTAAACGAATGTTGCTATTTTGCGTATTATCTGCAAGCAGAGCTGCTGTCACACGATCTCTGGAACCATACGTTACAGGGACAGGCATTTCGCGAATCTCTCCGTCACCGCGTTTTCTAGTGCGTACACTCAGCCCTTTAAAGATCTCCATAAATTGAACGATATAACGCATCAACTGCTTATCATAATAGTAATTACTGATTGCCATTAGCAAACTCCATCTGGTGTTACATTACTAGTCGGTACCGCATCGTCACTCTTCAGTAGACGTTGTAACGACGGTTTTGTTTTACTGAATTGACCACGACGATCAGCTTCACAAAAAATCCACTGACTCTTCATAATCGAATATCTAAACAATCGAGCTGGAATATCCGTATTTGGATATATCAATCGATGGTATTCACGATCGCGCGGGTTCGTTGGGAACTTCTCACCTTCAGTATAATTCTCACCATTTGGTGGTAACGCATCTTCAACATACAACTTACGTTGATTGCTTCCCAACTTAGCGATATTTATACCCTGCTCAGCAGCTTGCTGAATCTCCTCTTCATCAAACGCCGTAATGTCATATTGATCCTCACCACGTTCTGGAACATTTTCTCGAGCCTGTGTAATTACACGATGAGCAGGATCCGTCAGATCCGTATAATTAGAATCGTCGATGTCGAGGAATCCTGTGGCATCAGGTTTCTTAATGTCACCTGTAATGTCTAGTGTTTCTTGTGACGATAGCATCGGTTCAGCAATGACACGTAATAACGTTGGTTGCCATCCTGGAGTATAACCTTCGGTACTCCACGCAACGTCCGTCACTTCCATGTATTTTTTAATACGTGTTAGACTGCTTGAGAATTGCGCTTCACTTGGAATTTCAAAGATGTCACCAATCACGATTGGGCGACCTAAACGTCTAACAGCTTGTGAGAAACTCACCATGAAGAATAAGTTCTGTCCGGATGGCATAGATCCAAACATTGTAAAGTCAGTTTGAGTATCTAGCAAATCGTAACTAGCCTTGATCTCAATCGACTCTTCAGCATAGTCACGATCGCGACTTTCCAAGAAACCCATTTCATCTTGCAAATTACGTAGGGACGTTTTCTCGTAATCCATCAACTGAATATTCTGTACTTCCCAACGATCATTTGCACCGCCTTTGAAATCTAGCGGACGTAGTCTCCAATAACGAGACGCAGACGATCCATCAAAATGAATCATATTCATTTGATCGTTATCAGGAAGGTCAATGATTGCAACACCATACCAAATCTTACCATCAAGTGAACGCTCAACACGAGCTTTAGTCACACGTGATGTTGCTTCTTCGCCTTGTTGAATAACAATCGTCTTAATGTGCTTGTCGATATTAGTTTCAATACCATACACATTACGATCGTCTTCGTGGTTATAGATGGGTCCAAAATCATATCCAATGAATGATTGTGCGATTACATCAGTTCCTGTTTGACTGGATCTCCAAGCACCACAACCGGTATCAAATACACTCTTAGGAAGAAAATCACCTGCAAATCCTGCACTAATTGCGCGACCTTGTTTTGCTAAATCCACCAACGCACCTTGCTCATGTATACCAAGCAATTTGAATACGTTGATTACAGCACCACCGATGCCTAACGATTCTTCAACATAGCGATCAATCGTTAATGAATCACTTCCAGTTGTTAAATCAAAGCCGCTCTGATTATCACAATTGCGACCCTGATTGTCTAATATATCTTTACGATCACTCATATATTATCCTAAAATGAATCCAGACTCATAACCGTAGTCTTCAGGATTATTGACAATGTAGTCTTCGATTTGCTGCCAGCAGTATTCAATGTCCTGAACACCATCCGCATACAATTCGCCAGCATTGAGAGCAATACCACCACCAGCTCCTGGTAGCGATGCAAACTTACCACGAATACGTGATAGGATTAGTTTAGCTTCACCCAATGCGTAGCGTTCAATCCAAGACTTAGTCCAACGATCAATAATCAATTCTTGTTCAGTACGCTCAACGCTAACATCCAATAGAATGCGTTCGTCAGAACCAAACGTTTGATGGAAACCAAGATTACGAGAATGCTCATCCCATGAGAATGTTAAGTATGCGGCGAACATTTCATTCATCAATTCAACATATTGACTCACTACGTGATAACTGATTAAATCAAACTCACCAGTAGAGTATAGATGTTGAAGCATCGCTTGTCCGTATGCACCTTGTCCTGTTGCATTACCTAAGAATGATGATTGGATACGATACGCTGACATAACATCAACAATCTTATTGAATCCAACACGCTTATCAGTTAATTGATAACGCTGCTGATTAGGTTCAACATTCAAGAAGAAGAATCCTCGCTTGTATGCAATTGAACTACGCTTGCGTAAAGATTCCAATGCACGATCAATACACTTATTAATTTGTGCACGAGTTAATTCAACCTCAACTGCTGGATGTCCTAACTGAATCAAAATCGAATCAGCTAATTCGCGACGTTCATCAGGCGAACCATCAGTACCACACCCTACTTCCAGGTAAGTCGGAACGCCACTCAGTCCATCAGTACCAACTCGTGGATCTTGAATTTGAACTGTAGTGTCTAAGTTAGGGAACAATCCATTATCGTCAATACGAACGTATGAACTACTACCAAACGTTGGGCTTCTGAATACTAAATCACCATCCATTGTGATACCGATTGTTGCACACGTTTGCGTATCGATATATTTCGAACCATCCCATTCACGTAACTTATTCAGTACAGTATCGTAATACTTAAATCCTTGCGCGGGCGTTGGATCTGTATTAACAAATAACACCGACATCCACGCAGTGCCAGTCCACTGATTAAGGACGTTATTAGTAGTGTCATACCAATAATCACCAGTAGTTGGATTGTAAGGATCTTCCGTACGCGTCAATGGTTGAGGTGCTAGTAATGTTCCAGTTGCATCATAGAACTTACCATCACTATCTTTAATAAAGTCAGTGCCTACTGTTAAGCTCAATGGATTGGTGTTATAACGAACAACCGAAGTTGTAATATCGTTCCAACGAGCACTATCCCACTCCTGTACAATAGTGCCGTTATACCAAATCGAACCTTTAACGATAGTAGGGGCATCTAATGGATTAGTCGTTTGCTGGAAGAATTGATTAACTTCAACCCACACTGATCCCAATACATCCCAGATGTATAATTTATCATCAGTAGAATTCCACCACAGATCACAACTATCACGATTGGTAGGATCTCCTTCCCACGTAATAGAAGGCTGAACGTCCCAACCATCCAACGTAGCGTTAGCTAGATTGACTACATCGTTAACAGTATCAACCCAAATCAATCCTGTTGTGATAGGCGTCGGAGCTGTTTCACTGAATATTACTCCAGTAGTTAGCTCATTCCACGATCCACCAGCTGTACGAATGTATAATTTATTCGCAACATCGTCAAACCAGTAGTAACCTGTAGGTAAAGCGTTTGGATCCACTTCGTTACGAATAACATCTACGGCATGCCAGCATTGACCTGAAGTTGTTTGTGTTAATTCATAAACAAGCGATGTGGTTTCATTAAACCAATACGCACCATTCGCCGTCAATGATGGAGCGGCTGCAGGATCATTAGTTTGATTGAAGTATGGCAATTCACACCACACATTGCTGTTATTCTTATACGCATTGTTATTTGCAGTGTCAATCCAATACTGCGGATTAAATGGAGACGTTACAGTCCCGAAATCAAAATACGTTAATGGTACCCACGATACACCGTTCCACTGTTGTAGAATATTATCGTCGGTATCATACCAAATTTCATTTAGCGTAGGAGTTGATGGATCGGTAGAATCGAATACAGCATTAGCTTGTTCAGTTTTGGTCTCACCATCAAATGAATATAGCTTAGTATTAGCAACATCAACAAATAATTGTCCAGCATTCGGTGCGCCAGCACTAAACAGTGGATTGCCAACTTGAGCTATTTGCTGATTGATTGCATCGACTAAATCATTATACGTTTGTGCATCTGCACCCGCAATCGTAATCGTATGTTCATCAGGACACACATCACTAACAATATCAAATGTATAGTTAGTACCGACATCTAATCCAGTTAGATCATTCGCAAGAATTCCAGTAGTGGTAAACTCAACATTATTGATATCGAACGGACGGCGATTCTCTTGGAACCCCATCAAGATTTGCTGATAACCTTGCGTATCGCCTTCTTCAGGTGCATCACCGACATGCAATTCGTAAGCGTGAACACCTTCTTTATGATGCTCTAATTCCTTTGTAACAGCAAATGCTGAGAAGTAGATTGGCTTAGAAACGTCAACATCCGTCACTGTCATTTCAACAGTGGTGGTGTCATTATAGAATGCTCCAACCACACGAACGTCTGGGTTTATCTTACTTCCCATGTGTTGTGTTTCTGAACCAGTCGGATCAGGATTATAACGTGTGCCATTCTTAGGGGCGTCATTTTCGCCACGGAATGTATGATTGGATGCTGTGATTACGATTCCATCATAGGCACGACGGTCCGCATCACATTTCGCTGAATATGATTCGGGAATGTTCCAACGTAGTTTAACCGTATTACCATCAACGTTAATACGTGTTAATGTTATTTCTTGTCCTTCAAATCGGATTTGGTGAGGTACGTCACCGTAGCTACCTGCCATAGATAAAACTCCCATAGTAATGGGAGTATTTATCTTTCTAGCGGTTTATTAGGTTAAGAGTCGAGTTGCGTTTTTGCTTGTCCGATTAACGTATCGGACACAGAGATTGCAGCTTCGTGAGAGAATAGTGCGAATCGGTCCAGTAGAGGCTCTACTACATTCTTAATGAATGCCGACCAGCGCATTTCACCTTTATAAGGATCATGAACGTAGATTTCTTTCATCTCGTTCATAACGTCGCCAGTGAAATCGAAGGGAAGTTTTTTACCGTTTCGGCTATACATGCTTTCGCCGATTAGATGAGCAGTTGATTTTAATGTTTCTCCAAGAACGTCCAGCGCTTCTTGCATGTCGAAATACGTTGGATATTTAGGGTCGCATTCGCGAGTTTTCATTCGGGTAATGCCTGATGCTAATGCATCTGCCGCAATAATATGCGGATTAGGGGCTTGTGTTGTCATGTACTGATTTCCTTCAAGTAGCGTTGTTTTTAAGCCATTTATTCATTTGGCTATTCGTCCAATATAAAGGAAACATTTCAAAATGTTCAAGGGTTTTTTCAGAAAATATTGCTATTTGTTTGGGTAATGGGGTATTAGGGTCTTCATAAAGCCATTTGACTGAAATGCGATGACCTGGCTTTAAGGGGATTGATTGGTTACTATCTAATGCCTCACCCACCATGATGCGACAGTACGAAGTTACACTATATTCAATACGCTGCTCAGGCGTATTATCGAGTGCATTAAACAATTGGATCTTGGAGTCTTCCAATTGCTCGAGATATTGTTTGAAGGTTGGTTTCATTTGTGCTCGTGAAAATGTGATTAGTAATATTTATATCATAATTCCTAACGTATACACATAAAAAAAGGCCCACCGAAGTGGGCCTTTCGAGTCGACAACCGTCGAGCCTTAGCTTACGCGAAGCTTAGGTCAGAAACAGTGATCTTACCGTAGTAATCAGCACTGTTGCCTAGAGACGTTGCGTTGTTCACAAACGTTGTCTTACCATAGCGAGTCATTAGACTTACTACTGGCTGGAACGTTAGTGGGTTAACAACAACACCAGAAGACATCAACGGGATGTATGGGCAGTAGAAGTAACCAGAATCAGTTTCACCGTTACCACCTTTGTATCCTACTAGGATAGTGTCATCACCAGTACCTGCTGGAGTAGTATCAGTAGACTGAACACTGTTCCACAAGTAGCTGTATACTTTGATGCTACCATTCAGAGTACCAACCAACATAGTGTTGTTAGGTCCTTTGAAAGATCCAGAAGTAGATGGAGCGAATACTGACTTAGAAGCAGCCTGTAGTACGGAAACGATCATTGGAGATACAACGATGTAGTTACCAACACCACGACGAGTCTTACGACCAATTTCATTCGCAACGTAGTTAATCATTACTGATAGGTTCGCTAGACGATCACCTACGTAAGCAGGAGCATAACCGTTAGCAGCACCAGAGTTAGCAGCACCGTTAAAGGTAGCAGCAGTACCCGCTAGAGCAACCAAGTCAGAGATGATTTCAGTATCGATTTCTTGAACGATTTCAGCAGACAACGCCTGAGTCATTTCGTTTTCGATATCAAGACCGTGCTGTGCATTCATATCCTGCATAGCTTCGATAGTCCAACCAGCTTGTAGCTTACGAGAACCAGCTTCAACAGCCTGAGATACGATTTCCATCGTCATCTTACGGCCACCAGAACCTTCAAGTGCACTACCACCACCAGAACCACGTGGGAAGCCAACGCCGTCTAGTGTAGATGCTGGGTTAGAGTGATTACCCCATGCGTTACCAGAAGCACGATCACCGTTAGGACCTTGAGGACCAGTGATGTCGCCAGGAGAACCAGGACCGATACCAGAAGCACCAGCAGGTTGACCATCTTCAGTACCCGCAGTAGTAGCATCATTCAAGATTGCACCAGAGTAGAAGTCATAGATAGGAGATGAAGGGAACGCGTAGTGATCGTTACCGAAAGCTTCAGAGCCAGCAGCGATGCTTACGTCGTTACCATTTACGTCTGTACCATCTACAGCTTCCGCATAGCGGTGACGTAGAGAGTATACTAGAGCAACAGGGCCTTCCATTGGCTGAACACCAACAAGCTCAGAAGCGATAGTACCAGGAATGATACGACGGATCATAGGGATTAAGATTTTACGGAAACCAGCGATGTCAGCAGTTTGAGTACTACCAGCAGCCGCGTTTTCGTTCATCATTACTTTCTTTTGGTTTTCAAGAAGAGTATTAACAGTGCTTGCCATGTGAGGGTCTAAGCCTTCTAGTAATACGCCTTTCTGTTCGTCCCAATTTTCAAAAATGTTTTCCATTTTGTTTTACCTTTAATTATTTTGGCGGATTAAGTTTATAGACCGGCTAGTTTACGTAGCTGAGAATAATCAGCAGGCGCTTCTACCACAGTCGATTCTTCAAGAGTCTGCTCCGTGTCACCTGTTACAGTAACTAGGTTAGCTTCTTCTTGTTTTTGACCCTCAGTTTCACCTTCAGCAAGTACTTTATCTTCCTTCTCTTCAGTTGACTGAGATTCTGTAACCTGGCTTTCTTTCAATACGCGACCAATAAAAGTCTTGTATCCTTCTTCCAAGTCAGCAGTTGCTACGTTTGTAAGAATGCTTTCCATAACGTCACGCTGCTTACCTTCAAGAGGCTGCAACAATGTCGCTAGCTTAGTATCACGAGCAGCTTTGTCGATCTTACTTTGCGCTTCTTCCAAACGTGCTTCCGTGTCAGCAAGACGCTGGCGAGATTCAGCTAGTTCAGCCTCAACACCGTCTTCATTCACGAAGCTTGTACGATATTCTTTTACAAAACCTTCGAAGATTTCACGGCCAAATTGCAGTGTCTTCGCTTCTTGTAAATCATCTTTCAACTCATCTAGTTCTGCGGTTAAGCGCATTTCTAGGAAAGTATTTAGTTTTTCAACTAGTTGCGTCATATCACTCTGAAGTGCAACTGCCATTTCTTCTTTGGCTTCAACTAGCTTCTCTGCCGCTTCTGCTTCAAGATCACGGAAACGACTAATGTCTTCCTGTAACTCTGAAATTTCACGACCAAGGAACACGTTTACCTTAGTTTCAACAGCTTCGATTAACTGGTCA